GAACCAGCCGTACTGGAATAGCCGCTCGAACCAGCCGTACTGTAATTGCCGCTCGAACCAGCCGTACTGGAATAGCCGCTCGAACCAGCCGTACTGTAATAGCCGCTCGAACCAGCCGTACTGTAATTGCCGCTCGAACCAGCCGTACTGGAATAGCCGCTCGAACCAGCCGTACTGGAATAGCCGCTCGAACCAGCCGTACTGTAATTGCCGCTCGAACCAGCCGTACTGTAATAGCCGCTCGAAAAAGGTTCTTTGCCCTTCACCCGATTAAAAACAGCATTCACTGTAGCTTTTACCAGCCCTGCAAAATTCACCTCACCTTTCACCGTCAGCTCAGTGCAGGCCAGCTTACTGTCCTCTTCGCTTTTATCCACGTTCCCGCCGCACTCGACCTCAAAAAAGCGCGGGCTATCCCTCAACGGGTAGTAGTGCAGAACATCAAGCGGGTTCTTGCAGGCGTGCATACCAGCGTGGCAGCAGTCAGCTTTGTCCTCATGGTAGGTCTTACCCACCTCATACTGCTTGCCACGGCACTGCATATTTTTGTCCGTGGCTTTATAGGCAATGATCTTCGCACTCATGGGTGTCCTCCTTTCTATCAATGTCGCAGCACAACATTGGACGAATGAACCAGATAGGTTACACCGTCAATCTTCACTTGCAGCTGGTCGCCCTCGTAATCGTCCCAACTGTTCAATTTCCCCTCGACAATCGTTCCGTCTGGCATTTTCAGCTGCGCCCAGTTGTATTCATAGGTCAGGTCAATAACCTGCTTATTGCATCCGGCCATCAGCAAAGCGCTTGCCAATACGGACGCTACACCAACAATAATTTTTTTCATGCTCGTTTCTCCTTTTAATAAAATGTTTAATAAAATGTCTTTTCTTTGCTGTGCCATCGCAACGCAACGCCTGGACCGCTCTTTGCCATGCCATCGCTGCGCAACTCTCGGCATTTCTTCTCTCTGCCATGCCAATGCATCCGAAGCAAAACCTTGCCGCAGCGAATCGTTACGGTGCACCACTTTTCCTTCGCAAATCACATCAGCGCTTTTCTCTGCCATTCCTTCGCGTCGCCATGCTCTGCTCCGCCTTTGCCTTGTCTGTCTGTGCTTCTCAGTGCCACTGCACAGCAGTTCACCTCATAGCCTTTGCTTTGCACCGCCGTGCCTTGCCTTTGCCAAGCATCGCTGCGCAAAGCCATCGCACGGCCAATCTAACTCAGCCTTGCCGTTGCCAAGCCGTGCATCGCACCGCCTCCGCGAATCAGGGCCGTCAATGCCATGCCCTTGCTCTCAGGCCTTCACCTCATAAGCGATGTAGGTAAAGCGGCCCTTTCCGCTGTTGCGCCACTGGCCGATGCCGCGCAGGATGCCATAATCCAGCCACTCACGCACAACCTTTTCGTGGCTGTCGTCAAGGAGGATCACGTCAAACTCACAGCTGCTGCCCGACGGGATCTCCTCACTGTTGGCAAGGCTCACGCGCTCGCCCTGTGCGGTCTGGGCACGCAACGGACGCTGGCAGTCGGTAATCTCGCCGTTCACATGAATAGGGATCATGCGGGGCTGAACGAAGATCAGACCGTCAATGACCTTCTTGTAAGCAGTCAGCTTGCCGCTTTCGTTCACGGCCTTCTTCTTGCCGGTCTCGGTCTTGCCGCCGATTCGGGAAAGCATACCGCAAGCATCCTTAAACATGCCTTTGATCTGGTAATCGTAAAATATAGGATTACCGTCCGGGTCACGCGGGAAAACGGTCATGCCCTTGTCAGCTACCGCATCAGGGCCAAGAGCCGCCACTTCATCCTCGATGGTTGCAGCATCCGGCGACTTGCTGGCGATAAACTCGCGGGCCACATTGGGATTTGCGGGCCAGGTGCCCAGAACCGGCTCAATAAACGTAGCTTTCACATGCAGTTTTTTCATCTTTGTAACCTCCAAAATATATTGTTTACGCCACGCCGTCCTGGTTATGCTGCCGGGCGGCAAGTTCCATCTGCTCCACGCTCTGCCTGCGCTCCACGCTGGGCAGCATTCCCACGGCCTTGAGCTGCTCATAAATGAACCGCTGTCCAGCTTCTGTCCATACGGTGGTGTTCTTGGTGTCCCACTCGCCGGTGCTCTTGTGCTGGAACGGCGTGGATTTGCGGTTTTTGGTGTAACCCTTGCCGCAATACTTGGCGTATAGCACCCACTGGCCGTCGCTGGTCTTGTACTGGATCTTCAGTCCGTGGAGGATGCTGTTGAGTTTCTCGGCGCTCAGGCCGTAATCCTTAGCAAGGGTGGTCGTGGTGCGGCAGTTCTTGCCCACGCACACCGCCCGGGCATACTCTGCATCCGGCTTCAGGTCGTTGTTCTCTGCCAGCAAACTGCGGTTCACGCTTTGTAGCTCTTTCACTTTGCGGTCTGCAATAAGCACCGCACGGCGCATGACCGCTTCCGGGCTGTTCCATTGCGCCTCCACAGCCAGAAAATATTGCCGCGCCTGCTTGCCTCGTTCGTTGCGCTGGATCATGCACAGCTCTTTGGCCATCGGGATAGTGAGCTGGTGGTCATCGAGTGTTCGGCTGACTTTGCGCCCGCCCTCGTCCTGAACCCGCTCAATTTTGAGCGGGTTGAAATCCTCACCCTCGGTGAAGCCGTACTCCACCATGCGGGGAAACCAGTCCTTATAGGCCGTCTTGACCTGCAAAAACTCGTGCAGCTCCCGGCCACTCACCGTGGGGCGCTCCGGGTTTTCGTAGCTAACAAGGATGAGATTGTTTAATTCGCTCATGCCGTTTTGTCCTCCTTTTCCTTGATGATCTCGCTGACGGCAGTTTCCATCTTTTCCCGAATGCCGGGAGGGTTGCGCTTGCTGTTCAAAATCAGTGAACAATAGCTTCTCGAAAAACCAAGATGCTTTGCTACGTCGTCTACTGTAATCTGGTTGTTGTGCATCCGGCCTACTAAACGGCCTGTCCATTTTTCAGGCACTTTCACACCTCCTTTAAAACGCAAGTTGAAACAAAATTGACAACGGCGCACCGATTTGCTATACTGTTCAAGGCTCCTAGTTAAACTGATTCAAAAGGCAGGTGATTTCGATGACCAAACTTTTGAGCCAGCCAGTTCCAGACACGAGCAAGTGCGTGAAGCGCTAGGGCTTACAAGGCGGTGCCGACCCGCCAAAGGAAGCGGCGTACCCATAGCCCTGCAAGTTGTTTTTGCAGCCTCGGCGTTACTTTTACGCCGCGCATGGCGCAAAAGATGTGCAAACGCGCATGTTTGCATTACCGCCGGGGTGCAAGTGCGTTCTGGTGACAAATCGGTGAAAAGTCTGTCTGTGAAACAACCACAGGCAGATTTTTTCTTATCGCCGTGTCAAATACCAGTTGAAAAAGTTTACAAAGTGTGTTACTATGTAGTTGCAGAATACAAGTAAAAATAGCTTAGGCGGGTTCCCGCCGGGGCTTTGTGTTTTGTTAACTATTTCAACTGACAAGAGCATTATACAGCTAGCAAAGTTAGTTGTCAACATTTTTTACTAACTTTACTAGCTTTCGTGGATATGCACAGAAACGGAGTGCTGTTATGAGCATTTTTTACGAAAACTATTTGAAGCTGTGTGCTGCTCGACAAGAATCTCCAACTGCCGTGTCGAAAAAAATAGGTCTTTCCAATGCGGCAGCAACTGGATGGAAAAAAGGAAAGAAGCCCACAGAAGTGACGTTAGAAAAGTTAGCTGTCTATTTTGGCGTTGCACGGGAGGACTTGACCGGCGAGGAGCAAAAAGAAAAGCCCAGCACCCCGGAGGGCGTGGACTTGTCCAGTCTGTCTCCTGAAGACGCTGAGCTTGTAAGACGGATTCTTGGAGCTTCGGAAGCGAAAAAGAACGCTATCCGAGAACTTCTCTAATCCTTATTAAGAATAACGAGGACTTTCTGACGAAATGCAGGGTCACTCTTTAGCTTTTCGATGATTTTTCTGATTTCGTCCGGGCTAAACCGTGTGTCCTGCATTTTTTGTTCCTCCTTATAATAAAATATGTGTGAGGTGTACCCATGGCAAATACTTGTCCTGTCTGCGGTGGAAAGCTGGGCTTACTCAACCGCGAAAAGAGCGCCGACGGTCTGATCTGCGCCGGATGCAGCAACTTCTTTTACTCAAAACTTGGCTTCCGAGCTGCAAAGCAGCCGACAGATGCACTTGCGGCATACTGGGTAACGATGGAGCAGCGCCGGGCGGCATTTAAGGAGACCGATTCCATCTATGACGGAGATTCTCTTTTTGTGTCCATCGACAAAAGCAATCGCTTCTTTTTCTTTGGTCACCGCAGCGGCGACAAAGGCCCGCGCGTGATCTACAGCTTTGATGAGGTCGCCGGGTACGAATCAGATGCGGATGACGTGATGGTCACGCAGTCCGTTGGCGGCATTGGCCGTGCTGTGGTAGGCGCTGCCGTTGCCGGGCCCGTCGGTGCGATCGTGGGCGCTTCCACCGCCAAAAGTGAGACCCGGAAGGGACGCAGCAAGGAAAATGTCTCTATCCGCTTTGAGCTCCCTCTGGGAGAGCAGGTCCTTCCGGTCCAGAAGTACCCCGGCGGCACCACGGAGTTTCTGAAGGAATGCACCTCTGGGAAGGAAAAGGCCTCGAAACCGACAACGGCGGCTGGAAGTGTTGCGGATGAACTGCTGAAATTCAAGCAGCTTCTTGACCTTGGTGCCATCACCGAGGATGAGTACGCAGCAAAGAAATCTCAGCTGCTTGGTATGTAAGTTTGTTTACAACCGCATTATACAACTGCATGTTGTTGCAGTCAATGGGTTTGCCCATCACTCTTTTTGATGGGTTGAATCGAGTTGTTGCAATTTTTGCAATAATTCTCCTGCTCCAGTCTCTGCGCCGCCGGGCGTTTTGGCCGTCATATGTAATGCGTGCAGTGTATTGATCTTGCGGGCGGCGTACATCGTGGCGCGTGCCTGCTGCTCTGGCGTCATGTCAACATAGCAGGCAAGTGCCGCACGGATGTGCGTGCAAAAGTGGCTCATCTTCTCCATAGTCAGTCCTCCCAAGGCTGTGGTGTGCGGTCGGTTCCAATCAAAACGGTGGCGGGCATGCCGTCGATGATGGTCATTTCGGTTTCTTTACCATTTCTTTGCTCAAAATCCATTTTGTTTTCCCCTTTCTTTTGTGCACATTTATGTCTTATGTTCCAAATTCTACCATGCGCCGTTGGAAAACAAAATACGGATATTTTTTGTCGAATGGCGCAGATTTTTTCTGCGCCATTTTCTGTTAAAAACACGTTGGTTTTACGGGGGCGAAAGTATGAGTTATTTTACGGCAACCCAGATTGGAAAAGCGCTTGCAAAGGCCAGGGTATCTGCCGGCCTGAGCCAAGTGGAGATCGCAAGGCTCATCGAGAAGGGTGAGAGGACGGTACAGAGCTGGGAAAAAGGCTGCACCAGCCCGGACAGTGACGAGGTCATGGATTGGTGCACAGCATGTGGGGTGTCCCCCATCACCGTGTTTATGGAGATGATGCACCCAGATCTGTATGCGGTTTCCGACAGCGAAAGGCTGGAAGATTCTGTAGATCGGGAGCTGCATCTGCTGATGAGGGCTCTGCCGCCCATCACGAAGCGACTGCTGCTTTTCATTCTGAAGGGCCGACACGGCAGCAGTCCGCCTGCGGTGATCTCCGAGATGGCAGCAAACCTGCACTGCCCACTCAACAACAGGGTCAGCGTGTGCGGGACCATCATAGACCAGTATACCTATGCGCAGATTGCTGGCCTTGACCCATGCCCGGACGCTCCGCATCCTCCCATTAACGACCTGAAAATCAACTACAAGGCCGGAAGGGCCGCTGCTGAAAATGGTGCATTCGGATATATCGGGCAGAAAAAGGAGTAAGCCATGAAATGCGTGAGACCATGCTGCCGGAAAGAGATCCCGGATGGTGCTTCTTTTTGTCCGTGGTGCGGAAAGAAACAGCCGGAAGCCGCCCCGCAGCAAAGAAAAAAGCGCCGCCGCCCAAAGGGCAGCGGCAGCGTGTATAAACTGAGCGGGACGCGGGCAAGACCGTATGTTGCACTCACAGCCAGCAGGGATGTTCTGGGAACGTTTGAAACGGCAGGCGAAGCAGTACAAGCGCTGGACGCTTACAACGCCCAGAACACCACCGCTGCGCTTCTGAAATGCACCTTTGCAGATGCCTATACTCAATGGAGAGCGCAGCCAAAGTTTCAAAAGCTCAGCACGGACATGCAAAAGGGGTACGAGCTGGCATATGCAAAGGCTGCGCCGCTATACGACCGACAATTGCGGGACTTGAAAGCTGCAGATTATCAACAGGTCATTGACGCAATGGTTGAAAAGGGCCTCTCCCGCAGCTCCTGCGAAAAGCAGCGCACGCTTTTCAGCCAGATCTGCGAGTGGGCAATGGCTCAGGACATCATAAACAAAAACTATGCTATGCTGCTGCAGCTCCCGGCGGCTACAGGAAAAGCGGAGCGCACTCTGACTGCAGCCGAGATAGAGCAGATCAGCATCTACCAGAATGACCCAAAATTCGGGCAGACGGCTCAGATCGCCATGGTTTTGCTGTACACCGGTATGCGCATTGATGAACTGCTCTCTATGCGCTGTGAGGACGTGCATCTGAAGGAGCACTATATGCAGGGCGGCGAAAAGACCGAGGCAGGCAAAAACCGCATTATCCCGATTCTTGAACCGATTTACAAGACGGTAGCTTTTTGGATGCTGAACAGCGGGTGCGAATGGCTGATACCTTCCAAGACCGGCACAAAGCTGGACAAACGCAATGTGGCTACAAAATTCCGTGCCCTGATGCAGGAATGCCATATAGAGGGGGTGCACCCGCATACGCTGCGTCATACGGCCAGCAGTAAAATGGTGGAGTGCGGTCTGGAAAAGACCGCGGTACAGGCAATCCTCGGTCACAAGAATTTCTCCACCACGGCAAACAAGTACGTGTCACACAACGACCCGACATATTTGTTGCGGGAAATGCAGAAGATGAAGTACTGACTTGTTAGATTGTTTGTTAGATTATCACACGTTTTCAGGTGTTTTTACACGGTTTCAACAAAAAGAAAAGCGTATAGGCGACTTGTTTTTATCGCCTATACGCTTATTTTTGGAGCTGGTGACAGGAGTTGAACCTGCAACCCACTGATTACAAATCAGTTGCGCTGCCATTGCGCCACACCAGCTTATTTTATTGTTTTCCGAAGGGCGGTCTGCCGATTGATAATGCCTTCCGTCTGTGACAAATCACTGGTTTATAGGATAGCAGAAACCACGCAAATTGTCAATATCCACTCGTGTTCTCGGATGGGAAGCGTCGGGCAGCGTGAGCACTTTTTTCCTGTTCGTTCAACGGTTCGTTTCCCGGGCTGTGCAGCAGCAGGCATGTTCCGGCAGGCAGAGCCATGCCGCGCCGGTGCGGGCTGCGGGCACAGCGCCCCGCCGGCAGCGTTTTGGCCGTATCAAACCGATAAAACCGCTTGCAAGGCGGGGTTTGCAGCGCTATAATCAATTGGGATATTATGCAGAAATGCCGTCTGCTTCCCGGTGCGGAGCCTGCGGCAGCAGCCTTAACGGCGGACAAACCCAGAGGATTTCTGTGAGGAGAGTTGTTTATGTGTCAGATCAGGGTGAATCTGCGCCGATGGGCCTGCCTTCTGGTGTGTCTGGCGTGCCTGCTTGCGCTGCTGCCGCTTCCTGCACACGCAGCGCAAGCCGCGTCAAAAGTGGTGCGTGTGGGCTGGTATGAGGACGCCTACAATATCACGGGCAAGAACGGCGAGCGCAGCGGCTATGCCTACGAATACGAGCAGTCGGTCGCGGCATACACCGGCTGGACCTATGAATATATCAAGGCCGGCTGGTCGGACCTGCTCCAGATGATGAAAAACGGCGAGATCGACCTGATGGCAGGTG